GGTGTTCACCGAGCCCGAGGGGTAGGTCAATTGCAAATCCCAGACATGCGGGGCCACCTCAAGCGTCTGGCACTGGGTCGAACTGAGCGACATCGCGATGATGTTGGGCAGCACGACTTCGGTGACCAGCGTCACGATGACCGCGCCACCCGGCTCAAACCGGATTTCTGCCTTCGGCACCACGCCCGTGAGGTCGAGCGGGGCGGTCTTGCCCTCGTCAAGCCACAGCTTGAACTGCCACGAATAGCTGTCGCCGTGGTACAGCTTGAGCCCATATTCGCTTGGCATCATGACACGGGTTCCTCAAGCTCTTCCGGCGCGAACAATTCCGCCAGTTCTTCGGGGCTGATCGGGCCATATTCGTCGTCGCCCGTGCCGACGCTGAGGTCGGGGGTGGCCTCGCCGCCTAGAGGCTGTTCGCCAATCCCCAACTCTCCCATTCCCATGCCGGTGGGCATGGATGCCGCTTCCTCTTCCGCAACGAGTTCCTGTTCCTCCTCAGCCGTGCGCTCTTCAGACGCGATGCGACCCCGCTGAAGGTTGGCATAAAGCGTTTCATAGGAAATCACCTTGTTCATCCACAACTCGGTCAACTTGTTCGCCTCGTCGGGCGTCATGTCCGTGTCGAGGAAATTCAGGTTGGGCTTGACGATCACCTCGTCGGGGTCTTGCCCGACTAGCTCAGCGCAGTAGCGCAGCACCTGCTCAAGCGCGGCAGCGCTCGTCTGCGCCACGCTCACCAGCGTGGCCGAGCCCGCCCGCGCGCGGATGCGCAGCGCCTCGCCGCTCTCTGCCGCCTTCTTGTCGCCCACCGCGAACATGCGCGAGCCCGCCTCTGCGGCCCGGCTGCGCTCGTCTTCAATGGCTGTCTTGTGCGCTTCGATACCCGAGCCCGAGGGGCCAACATACTTGGCGTCGCCCCCTTCGGGTATCGACACGCCGACGCCCGCGCCCACGTAGGTGGGCATGTCATCGGGGTCGAGCCCGATATAGAACAGGGCTTCCTGCCCGCTCATGAAAAGCTGGTGGCGGTAGTCGGCGTCCAGCCGGTAGATGGCATACGCCGAGCGCGTCACGCCTATCAGCGGGATTTGATCGGGCTCAAGGCTCAGGTCACGTGAGCCCGCCACGACCAGCGGTACTTCCTCAAGCGGCTTGCCACCTCGCATCTGCGGCACCACCACCGAGGTGGCGACGCCTTCTTGCACGTCAATCGTGGGGTCTTCGGTGGGGTCCTTTTCCTCATCGCTGCTCAGGGAATGTCCATCTTCGTCAAGCACTTCGACCTGATACACATCATCGACCAGTTCCAGCACGCGGTAACGCTTCTTGGCGTCCCACGTGAAACCCGAACGCACCCGGTAGTCTTCTTCCAGCACGAAGAAGTTGCGGCTCTCGGACCAGTTGATGAGGCTTTCCGCCTTGTAGACGGCCACCCATGGCAGGTCGCCGCCCTCTGGCGGCAGGTCAGCCAGCAGCGCCACCCTGCCAACCGTCAAAATCTCTTCGGTGATGCGCTTGTGCAGCGCCTCAAGCGTCAGGCCATCGGGGGTCGCCGTCTCCCACATCCCCTCAAGCGGGCTGTCTTCGTCCAGCCCTTCGATCTGCGCCTCGCCGTGGTGGATGATGCCGAGCATCCCCTGAATGGTCGGGGCCATCAGGTCGGGGAACTGCGCCCGCATCTTGTACGCCTCGTACATGGCCAGCGGCTCAGCCGAGCCGTTGAACCCCGAGGGCATGGGCAGGTACTTGACGTTCTTGGCCTTGACCGTGGTCGCGCCGTCCACGGCGTCCCGGCATTCCTCGTAGTCGGGGACGATGATGCCGAGGTCGGGGTGCCGCTCTTTCACATCGCCGATGCGGGTCGTGCCCTCCTCCTGCGCCGCTGGCTTGAGCTTGACCACCTTGGCCATCAGTGATGCCCTCCCCTGATCGGGACGACACCGCCCCTTGCCGATTTGCCGAACACAAGGTCGGTGATGGCCCAGACCATGGCGTCGAGCCTGTCCGGGGAACCCGCGCCCTCGTAGCCGCGCTGGGTCATGTAGATCATCTGGTCTTCCAGCTTGGCCATGCTGCCCACGTGGCGCACCCTGCCCTGCTCGTAGAGCGCCGCCACGGGCTCTGCCCTGACCGCCTTGCCCCGAGAGGCATGGACGGGCCTGTAGGGCACGCGCTTGTCGATTGTACGGATGGTGTGTTCGACCATGGCACCGCCGAAATTGGCCTCGCCGACGATCATGTCGGCGTCGTGCCTGCGGTAGGTGTCAACCACCCGCCGCGCCCACCCTTCGGGGCCGAGATTGATCGTGGCGTCGTCAAGCACATAGATCATGCCATCGTCGCCAAGCCCCGCGCAGACGATGCCTACATCGTCACCTACCTCAAATTCGTGGTCGCCGCCACGCGCTTCCTTGCGGCGCATGTCGATTTCGCCGTGCGTGCCTGACGGGTCAACGCCCACCACCACCCGGCGCATGTCGGGCAGGCCCTCGCTCTTGGTCATGCCCGCGCCCTTCGGGTTCGACGCCGAGCGCATCTCAAGCATCCTGCGCGTCCACATCGCGCCCGGCACATCGTCAAGCACTTCGGCGTGCAGTTCCTGCCGCCCGAGCCTTGTGCCTTCGTACTTCTCCTTCATCTTGGCCAAGAACTTGGCCGAGAGATTGTGATAATTGTCGTATGTGCTGCCGCGCGTTACGAAGGTGTCTTTATTTTCAAGTAGTTCCCTGACAACTGGAATTGGACGCGGGGTTGTAGTGACCAACTGCCGGGGGTTATCGCCGACGCGCAGACCGAACTGTAGCATGTCCCAAGTTTCTTGGGCGTATTGCCACTTGGCAAGCTCATCTGACCAAGCGGCTTCGTGCTCAGGCCCTCTAAGTTGCTCTGGGTCATCTGCGGAATAGGTGTGTGCGATTGCGCCATTGGGCCATTCCAGCTTGCGAAGTGAGGGTTTGTAGACCGGTCGGAATTCCGGCGGGTGGCACTTCAGGATGCCGCCTTGGCTCTGCACCATGACATCGCGGGCGTCGGCGGCTGTCTCGGCGACGAGGGCCATGTGCCTGACGCGCCCGCCCGTCAGCGGCGAGCTACCGCACATCATGCGGCGCACCCATTCCGAGCCCATGCGGGTCTTGCCGAAGCCCCTGCCCGCCATGGCCAGCCACACCGACCAGTTGCCGGGGGGTTCCTGCTGGTTGGGTCGGCCCCAGAATTCCCAGTCGTAGTCAAGGATGTGCGACATCTCGGGCGTCAGGCCGAGATAGAACACTTCCTGCTCATGCGGGGGGCGTTTTGACAGCACCGAGGCCATCGCGACATTGGCGTTCATGCACTTCCCCCATGAAGTGGCCCGCCCCGGAAACCTTGGAACCAGTTAACGGGACGGGCCTGACGAACCGCGCCGCATGGGCGTAGGGGGCTATGGGGATGAAATGCGACGCGCTCGCTGCGCCGCAAGCTACCTTCAGCGGGGGGCCAAAGCAACCTTGGCTTGGCCGAAATGAAAAAGGATCGTACCTTTGGGGTGAAAGGTGAGGGTTAAGAATGTGGGTCGTCGTCATCATGGTGCTTGGCACCCAAGGTGTGCATCCCGAGGTCGTGGCCGGTGACTACTTCACCTTGGCCGACTGCACAGCCGTCATCCGCTTTCTGGCCGACGAGCATGGCACGCTGCTCTGCACGCGGCGCAGGGCCGGCCTCAAAGACCACGAAGCCTATTCACTCGGAGATTGAGCCGTGAACGTCATCCGCAGATCGAAGATCACTGGCAGGCTCGTCACCATGGACCTGCCAATCACCATGGCCCAGTGGACGGAATGGATGTCTGCCCGGCGCACGCGCCTGATACAGGACATCTTCCCTGATCTGACCGATGACCAGCGCGAATTTCTCAAGACCGGCATCACGTCCGTGGAATGGGACAAGCACATCAGGAAGGACAACGAATGACCGACGAACACGTCAACGCAATCATCGCCAAGCTGACCGAGGCGGAAAACATCCTCAAGGAAATCCCCGTGCCCGACATGGACATCGCCGAGTGGAACGCGACGCCCATCGGTCGCGCCATGCGCCGCATCGCCGACGCCATCGACATGCTGGTGGACGCATGACCTACATCGTCAGATGCCCGAACGGGCAGCGCTGGAAGGTACGGGACGCCCGCTCACTGGATGCTGCGCTTGACCAGATCGCCTTTGCCCGCGTCACCGGCAGCATCGGCGGCAAGACCTTCGACAACGGCATCCTCGTCGCGGACGTGGTTCAGATCAACTCGGATGGCAGCGAGCGCCGGCCCTACACACAGGCATACTGATGAGCAAGCAACTGGGCGACGCGCCCATCGACCCCGAGCTACACAAGCTGATGAATGCACTGGCGCACGGCATTGACGAACTGCTGAACGGCAAGCCGCCCACCACCAAAACGAACGGCTTCATCTTGATG